GGAAATATTTCAAAATACATGCGCATCATAATGGCATCTGCGTAGTCAGGTGACTTGCCATGCATCCGGGCTATTTCATCTTTGGAAATAACTGCAAGTTTGCCATCGGCTTCTGGTTGCCTTCTGCGTATCATGTCTAGTTCTTGCACAATCACATCGCGGAACTGATTGACTTTGAAGATTACTTTGTTTTGCTCGATTAATTCTGCAAGCTTGAAGTAACATTCTGCTTTTTGATTCGTGAACTTATCCGATTGCTTGGCTCTGCCACCATTAAGGAAGCCCCTGCAACGGAGCATATCGCAGCAACCTCCGCCCACTCCATCTTCATCCACGATCACATTAGAAAGTTTGATTGCGTGCCTATCGCATAGCTGTTTGATTAATGAGACTACAGACGTTATTGGTTGCTTTCGCAGTTCGTGTATTTCAATTAAGTGCAAACCATGCCACACGCAAATGACACTTCTATCTTTTCCTAGTCGCGCGATGTCGGCACTTATAAATTTATCGCCTTTGCTTTCTTCTTCCCGGAAGCAGCGCACTAAATCGTCGTACTGGTATAAATTATCAACGCTTTCATCATATTCCCAATCCCCATGCAACAGCCTTCGCCTGTCTATTTCAGGTAAACGTTCCAGCGTTTCAATATAACTTTCAGGTAGATGTGGGTTATCGGTTGGCAAAGAAGGAATAAACGCAAGGTGTTGAGCTAAGTTATCTGCTTTGTGTGGTGCGTAGAACTCATTATAAAGCCATCCTTTTGATGGATTGCATGTGAGTAGCATCTTCGGTGGCAAATCATATTCGCGTAGCTTAAATCGAATACGCGATTGCAGAATGTCTATTGCTCTTTTGCTTACTTGCGCTGCTTCATCCACATACGCATCGGTTAATTCCAAACCACCCAGTGCGTGAAATTCAGGATCACTTGGGTAAGCAAATAAGTCCTTTAGTATTATCTCGCTTTTATTGCTAAAAGTGATGACATTTGTCTGGTTATTTATGGTGTAATGCTCATTCGGTGCAAGCCCTAACATGTGCGCTACTTCAAAAAAAGTCTTTAGAGTGGTCTTCTTTAGCGTGTCAAGTTTACTTCTACCTATCAATCCACGTGTGCCCGGATATTTAAACCTACGGCTTATCTGCCATGCACAACCAATGAAAGATTTTGAGCCCCCTGCAGCTCCACCGAAGAGCACCACACGTGCCGGGTGTGAGTTACCCAGCACGCGCAATGCTTCCTTTTGTTTAGGCAGGTATTCAATCATGTAAATAACCCGATGTACATTCCAACCAATCCACCGCACAGTGTTGCTGTCATATCGAGCGTGCTAAATTGTTTTTGCTTCAGCACAGAATCGTATAGTTCTTTGCCAGCTGCAAACGCGAACACCACAATCATTGAGAATGGTGCGCTGAATATCGAAGCAGCTACAGCGTATATAGCAACACCATAGAGTGAATGGTTGGCTTTGTCCTGTGGTAGGTTAGGCAGGTTCATTAGAAGGGTAGATCACCGGTACCTTGTGAATCGTCTTCGCGTTGGCGTTGCTCCATTGGTTCACTCATCTTGCCTGAAAAGAATTTACCACTCTTGCCTTCCTTTACCCATGCAGCTAGTCGCATCTTCTTACCATTGACCATGATTTCACCAGTGTACTGTGGCCCATTGTTCGCCACGTTGTTGTTCTTGAATAGGGTGAACTGCCCTTCTTGCATTTGATAATTGCTCATTGTATTAATTGTTTATGATTCCTATATCGTCAATCATTAGGCTGATTGTGGTCTTGCCGTAAAAGTCAGTTGTTTCAATGACTTGAAAAAACTCGTGGTCGATACTATGGCCATTGATGAAGCCTATGTAAATTTCTACATCGTCATTGTACTGTGCAAGCTTATCCCACAATTCGCCTACTGTCATAACTTGTATTCGTCTTTTTCTGTTAGTAAATGTAACTCCTCAAAGATAAGGCGCATTGCCATGTTATCGCTCATTGCTGGGCGCATACTTCGCTTTGCTGTTAACACAAATAGTTTGCGCAGTAAATCAATCTCACGTTGCTTATCGTATTGCTTCATTTGTCACCTCCGTATGTTTCGTTATAATACTCTTCTGCATAATACATTTGATGGTGGTCATTCCTGGCAGCATTATAAGCATCAACAATCTGCTCCTTCTCCATTGCTTTGGCTTCCCTAATTAATTTATCTAAAGATGCGCAAGAGTAAGTTATTGATTCTTCATCTTTACTCATTTCACCATTTATTCTAATCCAATTTCGAATATGCATAACTGCTGTTTGCTTTTTCATATCAGTATTCATTTTGTGTTTCAATTAATTCCCTGTACCGTTCCTGCCTATATTCGGTAAATTGATAAGGTTTCGTTTTGTAAACCCGAAAGTGGATGTTGTTATCCCATTGCGGCAGCGCATCGTATTCGCGCATGAGTGCAATCTCAATCTGCGGTGGGTTTTCCCTTTTCACTTCGCGAACCGGTTCTTCTTTCATGCTCAACTTATCTGCGGCTTGTTGCATCGCATCCATGATTTGAGGATGCTGAAACATTTCGTAGATGTTGTTGTTGCTCTGTTGATCCTTAACCATTCGTGTCGTTACTGCATCGCGTTTGCTAAAGTATTTGCGTATCCATTCAAAAAAGATTTGCCCATCAATACGGTTATATACTGGACCATACTCACCTTTCATTGCCATTCGGAAGCATAAGCGAAATTCTTCTACACGCAGGTAGTAGTATTCTTCCATGATTAGTTCAGCTGTAAGCATAAGCTGTTGTGGGTTCATAGGCTGCTGAAGGTTAAAGTATTGTTGGCACTCATCCATCAATGCCACCAATACACCGAGCGCAGTTTGTTCACCTTTAGCTTTTCGAATTTCACTAAGTGCTGGTGATGTCTTCGATGCCAAGATTTGATGCAAGGTTACTTCGGTACTGCTTGCGGAATTGTTCAAGGTCGTTATTTCTTTTCTCTCGTTCATTTTGATTTGTTTTTTTATTTTCGAATTTAGAATTATTATTCATCCAGTTACGCACGGCCGCTTCCCAATTTTTCATTTTGTTTTTACCAACCATCCATCCGTTGCTTTCGTAATGGTTAAAGAATGCCTTTGATTCTGTCAGTAATTTGATGTCATTCCACACGTTACCGGCTCATGCATTTTTTTCTTTCATGTAACCTAAAATTTCATCATACGTCGGAGCGCGAAAGCGCGACCTTGAAACATTAGCATTTACATTTTCATTATCATTCACATTAGCATTATCATTTACATTTACATTTACATTAGCTTCAACCTTGCTTATATCTTGCTTCGGTTTTGCTTCTTGTTTGCTTATGACTTGCTTTACTTTTGGTTTGTTTCCGTTCTCGTATCGCTTTTGATTTGCATCAAGTTGTGGCTTGATTAAAGTGAATACTGTCTTAGAAACTCCCTTCAATTCAAGTTCATTAAAGTTCAATGCGTATTCAAATATGGCAGAATAAACTTGTGCCTGTGTATCTGCATCAAGTTCTTTAATCGCTTCATAAAACGATCTATAAAAGACTGTTGATTCTCTCATAAGAATAAACCCACCTTCACATGCAAAGGCGTACCCTCAGCCGAATGGCTATGGCAATGCAGTGAAGATGGGATTTAAAATGTTTTTCATAAGGGTACGCGTCGCAAATATAGTCAAACTATAATTACTTCCAAATAATTGTGGCAATCATAAATCCGATTACAGCACCAATCATCATTATTAATAGCATCTTGCTGTTGCTGTTATCGCATTCAGCTTCATGTATAACCGGTGTGGGTGTAGGTGCTTTGCGGATTGGCTTAATGGTTAGCTGTGTAGAATTCTTTTTGCGTTGCTGTACGTCACGTGCTTTGATACGAAGCAAAATCATTTTTATATCTTCTTCATCAGGCGCACGATATAAAGTCCATTTATATTCCTTATCCGATATTTTTTGAATCATGCCTAACTCACGCATGGCAGGAATAATAGCAGCACCAATTTGATGTGTTTTAGTCCATTCCTTCGCGTTAAAATTTGGCTTTGAATAGATACGTAATATCGCTTCACGATAATTGATGATAGTTTGTTTTCTCATTTCTCTAAATATGTTTTAATTGTTTTTGTAAATTCTTCGAATGATCTGCACACCTTAACTGCATACCCTGCATTGATAAGCTGTGCGTGAACGATTTTTTGCATATCCGATAGCTTACCCTTTTCGGTTTTCATCTCAATGAACAGGGCGTGATGTACACCTGATGGAAAACATACCATTAAGTCAGGCATACCGGGCATGGCTCCTTCTGCTTTCAAGATGTTCCAACGTTTGGCGCGTTGCACTGGTGTACCACCTATGAATACACCGTTTGGGAAGGATGCAATCAGTGTACGAGGGAATGAATAGCGGAACCATTCAACGCATCGCTGCTGCATCTTGCTTTCGTCATGCTTCATGCTGTAACATGTTTGACATTGTTAACCAAAAATTGCCTATGTAGTCCTCATCTGCCTGAATCGTAACCACAGGTAAATGCTTTTCAAGTTGCGAATACTCCCATCCGCCTATCGAATGAACTTCATAATCGCAGCCAAGTGATACCGGGCAATACTTAATACTGCTTCGCTCGATAGGAATATCAAAGCGCACGATCACATTGATTGAATTATCAAGTGTAACTAGGTAGCAAATGCGATATTCATTCACAACTTTCTTTTTGATGCTGTAAAAGCTTTTGTCGCCAACCCTTCGCATGTCGTGAACTATGTATTCGCTCTGCATCGAATCGGTAAACTCCTCATGGAATTCCATTTGATTCAGGTTCTGCTCAATTTCGCGCCATCTTTCTTCCTTATCGTCATTGCTGAATACCAACTTGCACCATTGAATCAATTTGCCATTTGTGATATTCAAATCTTTGCGCAGCTGCTCAAAGCTGATGCGATCAAAATGCTTTATGATATACAAAATATCACTTCGCGTAGGTAGTACGGTTGCTCTCCTTTTATTCATCGCCTTCGTGTTTAATAGTTATTGCATTGATTACTTCGCACAGTGGTATCTGCATCACGTGGCTCAGGTTCATTAGCTGTCGAAGTCTAATGCTGCCCGGATCGGCACACCAATTATGCAATGTCTTTTTGACTATGGGTGTATTGCTTCTTTGCATTGCACGTAGGAAAGCAGCTTTGCTCCCTAGCGTGCGTGCAATCAACACATTCAGTTGATTATTTTTGCTCATTCGATTGGTTTTAATTGTGGGTTTGCGCGGTAAAACAATTCGCGATGTACTTCGCTGAACTGATGCATGAACACAGCTTCGTCAATAGGCGCATAAAGCTTATCTCTGCTTTCACGTTCTAAGCGAAATGCTACATCATCCGCATCGTCGTAATGCTTGCTCTCTATTTGCACAGAGTGACCGATACGATACACGATAATAAGGTTGAATTGCTCATTCATACAGCAGTAACTTTTCACATGGTCACCACTTGTGAAGTAAAAAGGTAACTTGATTTTAGTTGTGCCAACTTGTGTGTTGGCGAACATTGGGACTTGAATTGTTTTTGTCATTGTATTGAGGTTTTAAATTGTTTACTGATATTTTTCGTTTTCCCAAATAGCATCAATAACTGCATTCTCTAATTCAGTTATTAGCTTTTCATTTTTGCTATTCATGATGCAGTCAGTCAA